AAACCAATCCCACTTTATCTGGGAAAACTGCTGAAACCAAGCACCAGATTGAGCAAGAGCTATTATGATGACAAAAATTAGTCCCTGTTTATTCATCAGACTGATTCTCTATCGAGTCAAACTTATCTAATGCTCTTTGCTTATCAGATATTGCCCAAGCCCATTTACCAAAATCCTCGTTTCCTGGGAAAATCTCTCTTTCGTTAAGTTCTATACCAAAAACAACCTTCGGCTTATCAATTTTTCTCTTAAAAACCTCATAGGCAACTGTTCTTTTCTCTGTAGGTTCAATCTGCTCGTACATCATTGCCTTTTCGCCTCTTTTATAGAACTTATAGATATACGTATTTTTTCTTATTTCTTCTGGTAATAAATCCATTATTCTACAAGTTTTTGTATTTTAAAAATCAAAGATAGCAGACTTACTACTGGGTCAATTACAAGCTGTCTTTGTGCTTGGTGGTGTGCTACCTCGACAACTACCGCAGGAACTATCTTAGCATATGATGATTTGTTCTTCATTATCCACTGTATGAATTCTTCTCCCAAGGCTGCCATTACATCATCGACCTTAGAGGAGTATTGACCCACTATAACCTGATAATTACTGATTGGGTCCTTCGAGGTAAAAATCATATTGTATAGGTCATCGTAAGACCAGCCAGAATCTCTAACTCTAGAAATGTCTATCTCCTTTACCCCTTCAATAACCCAAGACTGTATCCTATTTAAAGAAGACCTTAAATCAGGAAAGTATTCCTTCTCAAACTCGTCGAGCGAAGCATCGTCTATAGAAATTGAGAGCTTACTGAGAATTAATTTAATCCTAGATCTCCATTCTTTTCTGAGAAATTCCTCCTCAGACTGACTAATGGGGTCAAAGTTGATTACTTCAAATCTACTCTGTATAGCCTCAGGTACCTTATTTAGCCAATTACAGGTAGCTACAAATCTAGTATTCGAAGCAAATTTTTCAATAGTTCCTCTAAGGGCTTTATAGAATTGATCAGAAGCTCCATCAAACTCGTCAAGAACAACTACTTTCTTGGAGGATTTTCCGTCCATAATACTCATAGTTGAGCAAAAATCGTTGATCTTGGTACGAATGGTATCTACCGAACTCTCATCAGATACGTTGATGAAGATATGGGGTAAACCGTTTGAAAGTATTTTAGCGAGTGTTGTCTTACCACATCCTGGAGACCCAGCTAATAAAACGTTATGGTTAAGACCTTTATTATCAAAAAGCGATCTGATCCTGTTTGGCAAGATCATATGCTTAATTTCCTTTGGTCTTAACTTCTCTGTAAGGAGTTGATCTATCATAAAAAGCTCTTTACTCTTGTACAGAGAAAAGAGCCTTTAGTTTCCCATTTAGAACAGTTTAGACATATCGTCTGATAGGGTTTTGTCGGTTCTAACCTCTATAAATCTAGGTAGGAAAAGACTTCTATTTTCATACTTATCTGTAATTGTAACGTTGTACTGGACAGCAGCTATTTTACCTACCAGATCATCAGGATTCTTACTTAATATTTCGAGATCCTTATCAGTGAATCCAGCACCTATCTTTACGTTAAGGGTTTTTGATTGGTCTGTACAAACCAATCCTCCGATATATCCCTCTCTTTTACCCTCTCCTGGGTACCAGCCGATTATCTCAAGGTCACAATCATTAACTTCTTTAAGTTTAATCCAGCTTTTACTTCTCTTACACTCATAGAAATGATCATTCTTACAAATCACACCTTCACCTCCATCGTCAACGATTCTCTTATAGATAACTAGTGTGTCTTCCATTGAATCTACCTCCCACATCTGGCCAAGTCTAATATTGGAATTCTCGGGTAGGAAATCCAACGTCTCTGCAAGAGAACTCCTTCTCTCTGTATACAGTACAGAGCCCTTGCCATTTTCAAGCGTTGTGTTGTCATCCAAATCAAACACATTGAAGAGGAAATTGTCATCTATATTGTCAGGGGCAGTTCCTTTTAAAATCTGTGTGACCTTTCCGGAAACTGACTTTCTATCAAAATCCGTTAACTCACCATCATAAAATACATTAGTGTATCCAGCCTTATCAGAGATCACTGAAAGATCCTTCGAAATCTTGCTTAATTTAGATGAGTCCAGCTCATTGAATGCACGAGTATAAAAAGAGAATGACCTATCAGGATTCATCATAGCTATAACACGAACCCCATCGTACTTCTCTTCACAATAGATTTTGTCCCAAGTTTCAATCTCCCCCTGTTTGTCCGTTGCAAGCATCAAAGAAGGATCCGGGATAATTTCACTACCAACCGCTTTATTGATTAGCTTAGCACCTAGTCCGATATTCATCCTTTTGGTTAGTACTTTCATGAGCATCTTCCTTATACCTAGATCAACGTCGCCGTCAGGATCAAAAGTGTGTTCAAGAAGATCCTCAGCCCTTTGTCTAAGAGAATCATTTGCAGCAGGTGCAACTTTAAGCTCTTCCACCAAATTTTTAAATGTGTTCCAAAACTCCTCTGGATCTCTCTGATATTTTCTTCCAGGAGTATGTGTATTGATATTTAACTTGTGGAGTTTTGTTGTAATAAACGGGTTAAAACAAACATCCAAAAGGTATTCCATTTCGTTAGATAAATTTTCAGAAATGAGTGTTTGTTTCACCTTCTGGGATCCGTTACCAGAAAGTCCCTCTATCTTCATGAATATTTCTAGTTCTTTCTTCATATGTTTTTATTATTATACAAATCTAAGAAACCAAAACGTACTAAAAAAACGATCTAAACTAAGATAGGTTCTCCAGATCGACTTGTGATGACCCAAGAATTTTTAAGTAGTGTCATGTATAGGCTATTAGAATCAACAGGTACTGCTCCTGATGCCTGACAAACCAAAGAACCTGCAACATTGGATATTCTCAAGCAATCAAGATAAGACACATCGTTTATTAACAAAAGCATGAAAACAGCACTAACGGTATCACCTGCACCAGACACATCAGTCACCTCTATTTGAATTCCATCAGCCTGTTCAAAATCTGAATTTGTCTTTAGCACCATTCCATCCTCTGAGAGAGTAAGTAAAACACCGCTAAAACCAAAAGAGTCCATCAAAGAATCCATCAGTTTCATAGTCCGTTTTAAGTCAACGCCTTCATGCTGTGGGATGTTAAGAGAAGCCTTAAACTCGCTGAGGTTTGGTTTTATCCAGGTAGATCCTGTGTATTTAGAAAAATCCTTATCCTTCGGATCAGTAAGTGTGGGTATACCAAGATCAATACAGATATCAGTCATTTTACGTATAAGTTCAGAGCTAAGCATCCCCTTTCCATAGTCCTGTATAATAACACCATCCATCTGGTGTATAATGTCATTAAAGGATTTCAATACCTCTTCTTGAATATCTGGTATCAATGGATCGCTTGTCTCGGAATCTATTCTGACAATCTGATGGTTATTTCCAATAACCCTAGTTTTTTCTATAGTTGACCTAGACCAATCCTTTATCATTAAAGAATGTATATTCCTTTGGTTAAGCAAATTATCAATTTCTAGAGATCCCCAGTCGTCTCCATAAACACCAAGCAACCAGCACTCAGATCCAAAAGAAGAAACATTTTGGGCAACGTTTGCAGAACCACCCAAACAATATGTTGAATTTGATTTTAAAACCACCGGTACTGGAGCTTCCGGAGAAACTCTATAGACCTTACCATAGATGTAATGGTCCAGTATAACGTCTCCAACTACCAGAATTTTCTTTGAAGATAGAAGATCCTTTAGATCCATTTAAATAAAATTTATAAAGTGAATGTATCACCTCCGCCTTCTTCTCCACCTTCAGATCCAGATTCTTTAGCTTTTTCCTCAGCAAGCTTAGCTTCGGCTTCCTTATATTTCTCGTTCTTTTTATACTCGTCCATAGTGAGCCCGAGATATCTCTTGATTAAGAAGTCCTTGTCAAAATANGNTTCTTCTTCCTCACCAATTTTTTGCTTCATTTCACCCAAATCGTTAATAAACTGAGTTCTCTTGGTATAATTCTGAAGTTGTATAAATTCTTCAAACAAATTCTCCCTAGTAAAATCTAGTCCCAAATTGGATTTAAAAGATCTATCTTTAGAAAGCTCCGGAAAATCTAGACACATCTGGATATAAAGAGGCTTTACTAATATTTCCTGGAAAATGGACCTAAGTCTTGTCAAGAATTTCTCAAACCTAATCTCGTCTCTTTCCAGTTGATCTATGCTAATCTGATAATTAGCTGGGGTTCCACTTCTGAAGGAAAATCTAGCGTAGGGTATTTTAGAATCCTGCTTTAACTTATTATAGAAGTATATGACATTATCCATTACATTGAAATCAGGACCATTTGGATCAAGCGTTTCAATTTGTGGAGATTGTCCATCCTTTTCTGGAAATAAGTAGTTTTTATAGAATTGTACCTTTGGTCTTCCATTTACAGTCAATTCACCAGAAGAATCATTTATTTCCATCTCCTCCTTGTATATGGACATTAGCTGTCCGAGGGTTTGCATTGCTTTTTGCTGTGATTGACTACCAACAGGTATAACAAACTTAAGTCTGTACGAGGCATTCATCACATTCCATATTACCCTGGTATTTTCCATGATCCTAAGAATGTTATAAGATCTTATCAATCTCTCAACATAACTTACCCTGGATATAGTATTCCCTTTGGCGTAAGAGATGTATATTACCTGTTCACTCTTAAGCTTTCTGGTCATTTTAGTGTCTTCCGGATACTGGATCCAGATTTGCTGGAATTCACCATTAGGTTGTGGCTCAGTAGCAGGTTGTAGAGATGTCGGATCAAGCTCCTTAAAGCCAACAATTTTTTTACCATCTGTTGCATACACTATTTCAAAGGCAAGAAATCCATCAATCAAGAATTGCTTGAAATATTGCCATCCAAGAATTCCTTGTTGAAACCCAAATAACATATAAAGATTTCTATATGTTTCATCCAGTTTATCAACAATCTCTGGTTTAAGGTCTATGTTTGAAAGCGAAGGATAACCTATAAAGTTCTTATCATCATAATTGATAGCATCATCGGTTAATGTGTCCAGGATAAAATCAATCTCTCCATTGAGTGAGAATTTTCTTAAGAAGTCTCTTTTNCCAAGGTAATCTTTATCGAAATAAGCAATGTATTTTCTTACCTTAGTGTCCTGGTAACCTAAAGTCCAGTAAAAAGCATTATTCTCAGTAAAACCAGTTCCCTGTTCATTGAAAAAATTAGATTCAGTAGCACCAACAGCCTGAGAATTACGGATAACCATATCCTCGTACTCCATCCCAAATCTTCCTACCTTAGATAAATTTTTATATAAATTACCTAAGAAGGATCTTTCTGCTACATAATCTAAAAAACCTGCCATTTTCTATCTTTATTCTTGTG